TCTGTCCAACGCGCTTGACCCCTATCCCTGACCTGTCCGCAATGTCCTTGTTGGACAGTGCAACCCCCCCGTCCCGTGCTATCACGCGGACAAGGTTAGGCGGGAGTTTATCTAGTTTTTTTATCAGGGACATTCTGCCTTACCCTAAAGTTAGGGTGCTTGTCTAGGTAGTCAGTCAGCCAGTCCAGCTTAAACCTGTGACTACCACTACAGCCCACTGCCTTTTTAAGTGCCGAGACATAGGGCAGGCTAACTCCAAGCAGCTTGGCTGCCTGCGTCGTGTTAACAAGAAGGGGTTTTTCAGAAGGTTCCATTCTCAAACCTTGTATAGTCCTTGAAGAAGACAAGCGGAACCTTTACCCCGCTCTCCCCTTCTCTGTTTTTATCTATGCTTACAACAACCGGGACTCCGCGTCCCACTGCTGTGACGTTTGGGTCACGCCAGATGAACAGAACAACATCAGCATCCTGCTCAATTGCTCCACTGTCCCTAAGGTCACTAAGCTTTGGCGGTCTGGAATCCTTGTCCACCTGTCGGCTAAGTTGTGACAACACAACCACAGGGATACGCAGTTCCTTTGCTATAGACTTCAACCCGTTGCTGATCTCAGCCACCTCATCATTGCGTGAACCCTTGTCGCGGGTTGACCTTATAAGCTGAAGGTAATCTATGAACAGCGCCTTGATGTTATGCTGTTGCTTCATCCGTCTAGCAGCAGCGGATATCTGCTGAACCGACAAGGCGCTGCGGTCATCTATGTATACAGGGGCTTTGGCAATAGTGTTTGCTGCTGATGCTATCTCACCCATCGCCTGAGCAACATCAAGCCTGCCAACCTTGGCCTCTGTGTGGATGAGTCTGGCAACAAGGGACTCAGCGGACATCTCCAGACTGAAGATGCCCACTGGTTCCTTGGCGTCTACTGCCATGTTTCTTGCCATGCACAGGGCGAGGGAGGTCTTCCCCATGCTTGGTCTGGCAGCGACAATTGTAACGCTTGCTGGTTGCATCCCTAGTGTGCGCCTGTCTATGTCAGCGTAACCACAGGAGATGCCCTGCAAGGAGCTTGGGTCTAGCAGCCCTGCCTCTACCCGCGCTATGTAATCATTAACTAGGTCTGAGTTGCTGCGCTCACCGGAGCCAGCGTTGTCCTGTGCAATGCGGAGGATGTCACGCTGTATACCATCCAGTGCATTGTTTGCATCAGCGGATTCATAGCCTTCCTTTACGGCCTGATGCCCAGCCTCTATCAGTTGCCTCTTGATCCAGTAGGCACGCAACTCATCCGCATAGTACGGCCAGTTGGTTGGGGAGGGGGTCATGTCTTGCAGGCTGGCAACCCTTGCTACCCCGCCGACATCATCCAGATTGTTCTCCTTCTTCAACTGGTTGGTAAGCGTAAGCACATCTATGTTCTGCCTGTCGTCTTGTAGTTTAAGGATGGCGTTGTAGATAGTCTTATTCCTCAGGTCATAGAAGTAACCACGGCTGCCCGGATGCTGTGACACAAAGGATGACAACGCCTCCTTTGGGTCTTCTATTAGGCATCCGATCAGACCTTCCTCCATGTCTGTGTTGTGGGGGGGTAGTCTAAGTTCCTCCACTGTCTGCTCCTTTTAAGTTTGGTTGCTCTGCCATGATATTCATAATCTTTAGCAGTCTAAGGGCATCCACATCCTCGTTGATCACAGTAGACCCCTCGTCTGCCAACATCAGGATGTTGTTGTGGTCACTGTGGTAGTACCAATCACCTTCCGCATCCCATATGGCCACCTCTGCCGTTGTTCTCCCTTGGTCACAGTAGTGGCCGCTCCCCCACTGGACTGACACGCTCCACTGATTAGGGAACGTGAACATGAACCCCGGCCAGCTTGGCTCAGGGTCTATATGAAACGCCTCCGTTGGGCCGGGACACTTGACCGACATAGCGGCAAGCTCTTTCCAGTCTTTGATCCCCAACTCCTTTATCTCCTTGTCCAAGTCGGTAGCGCCTTCTGGTTTATCTATAGGTTCATTCATTGTTTTTAATACTGTTACAGTATTTGAAATTCATCTGGTAGTTCACGCACTATCTTAAAGAAATCCTCAAGAGACATAGCCACAAGCCAGTTGGTGTGGTTCTTTCTGAAGGCGAACACTGGTATCTGCTCGTCCTTGGCGTCACGCTTGGCCTGCTCCAACCCATCGCGGGTAACGCCGCGCTCCCTGTGCTTCACCTCAAAGTGAAACTTGTTGAGGCTATCACACCTCACATCAGGTGCGGCTCCGCCGTCTGCGCCGATGGCGGAGTGTTGGCATCCGCGTATGGCGTCAGCATATCCAGCAGCCCTTAGCTCATCGCGAAACGCACGCTCGGCTGCCGCACCCTTTCTCCTGCTGTTAATCATGTTGCTCCCCGTGAATTGTTTGCCAACTGATCTCAGGGTTTGTTTTGTCTATCATGTAATATGTTTCCTCAACATCCTCATACCGGCTATCCCTTTTCCTCTCGGCCCACCAATACTTCTCTGTCTTCATCACATCTATCACTATCATGCACCGGAAGTCGGATGATGGTATGATGTAGTACGCAGGCTTGCTCCCTTTTCTTTTGTCAAAAGAGAACTTGTTGCAAATTATAATGGCAGAGTAGGGCCAGTCGTCAGGCCCGTTGAACGTGTGCCTTGTCTGCTTAACTTCACAGCGTTGAATCAGGAAGAAGTCTCCGCTGTCGGTCATGTTGAATCGGTCATTCTTGTTGGTTGCAATGTGTGTTGGGGGGACTTGGACTGTGTGTCCGCGAGAAAGGAGAAACCTGACCACTCGCCAAACAGCAGGGACGCTGTCCTTAATGTGTGTCCGGTATTTCTCCCAGTCATTGTCGTTCATTTCCGTCTAGCTTTCAATGATGCTCTGGCGTTAGAGCTTACGATGACTGCGTTGAAGTTGTCCTTGACCCACTGCTTGGGGTCTTTGACTTTTAGATGTGTGGCAACCAGCCTTTCAATGGATGCCATAGTAATGGAAGCACGCTCATAGAACTTCTCTGCCGGGATGCCGTAGCTTGTGGCCAGCTTCAGCGCAACCTTGGTTGAGCTAATGGAGTTAACCTCACGGCCACTGGACATATACCATCCGCGCACTGACTCCTTATCTTCAGCAAACAGTTCCTTTGATTTGTCAGCCAAGATTTCATACACCTTGGCCGATGCGTCCTTGGCCTCACGCGCCTTTGACAACTGATGGCCCCGCTCGGATGGGGTCATGTCAACAAACTGTTTAACAGGGATGTCCTTGTAGGAATCTATCTTGAACTTGAGGGCAGGGCATACAGCCTTGGCGATACACCATCTGCAAGCATCCTCAGATGGATCAAGCCACCCCTTGTCAGACCTAGCAAGAAGCACCGCCTCCCTGATGTCACGTTCTGCACGCTCAAGCTCATCCTTGGTAAAGGTGTGGCACAGTACGTGGTCATATATGGATTCTGGTTGGGCGAAGCAGTACCTCACCTCCTCCATGCCTTGGTCTCTCCACTGTAGCCAGAACAGCACCGCCTCAGCCTTGGCCTGCCAGTTCCAGCGAACATTGTCCTGACCTCGGCCTGTCTTGTAGTTACACACGATCCCGTTCCCGGTGGACTCACACCTTGCGGCGATATCCAACTTACCAGACCACAGTTTCTCACCCTCATGTTCATACCAATACCTATTCTCTCTGATGATATTGGTCACCTTATGGAACAAGAGTGAATCATACTCCTCAAGTTCAGCCACCACGCTGAGTTCATCATCAGATAGCGCACTGCGGCTAACACTGCCATCCATGCAGCCATGTATTCGTGTGCCTCTGGCTGCCCAAGGGTTGTCAGGTGGCTTGGGGCATGAAAGCTCCAGCTTGTGTGATGCTGGACATCCGACAACACGGGAAATTCCCGATGCACTGGGGAGGTCTCCCCTCTCTTTATCTTTTGGCATTGTTAGATACGGCTATGGCTAGAAACTTTGCCGGGTAGTCAACAATAGACTGGGCGTAGTCATCAGCTACATCCATGTATGTCTGGCCCTCTTTGATCTGGCCCCGACCAATAAGGAACCTGTCCACCGCACCGTTGTTCTTGCCAACAACCTTGGCCAGCTTGGCCTTGAGCGGAGAAACCTTGGCTTCAGGCTTGGCTTCAGGCTTGGCTTCAGGCTTGGCTTCAGGCTTGGGCTTAGGTGCAGGTTTAGTAGCCCTGCTGGCAGCAACCTCCATCTCCTGTTTGGATGGACGCTCTGAGTCCTTGTCCTGATACTTACTATTAGCAATGCACCTACCTATGGCAGATGTCTCTGCTGTCTCAACCCAGTTAGTAGTGGTGGCCCCCCGGTCTTTAGCCTTCCAGTCCATAGCGTATCCAGTTGCCAGCACAATGTCGCCCTCCATTAAGGACGCCTTGAAGCACACCTTATTGAAGTCGTCATCATGCCAAGCAATCTCCGTTATAACCCTTAGCTTAGGGTTGGTTGTGTGGATGCGCTGTAGCCTAGTGGCTACGTCTTCGTAGTTATTCGGATCGTATCTCATGTTCTTGTTATACTGTTACAGTATTAAATGCAGCGGCTATACTACTACGTTTGTTTCTATGTGTCAATGTTTGTTTCTATTTGTTTTGTTTTGGGAAGGAATAAACCTCTAGCTTCACCCCTTTAATCAACCCCTGCTTGGGGTCAGCCAAGCGGTTGAAGGCTGCCTTGGTTAAGTCTATCCCTCTGCCGGGGAACCTCTTCCTGTTCGGGCCTCGGTCATTCACTCGCACTATGACGAACCTATTCTTATAGGACACCTTGATCTTGGTTCCAAATGGAACATCCCACAAGGCACAGGTTAGCGCCTTATCGTCCAGCGGCTCCCCTGAGGCTGTCTGTTTGCCAACCAGCCCGTCCGTCTTCCCGCCATACCAAGAGGCGGTAGTATAGCGCGGCCTAAAGATTGGCTGCGCTAAGATGTAGGTCACTATGCCTACGCTTGCTATAATCAGTAGAATATATTTCATTGTTGTAGTTCTTTGTCTATTAGTTTTTGTACTTTGCTCACGCATACGTCGTCCGTTTCCACATAGAAACCGTCTTCGCGCAGCGCCTTGAAGCAGCACCTTACCGCCTCGGTGATCCGCTTGGCACTGTGATTCAGAGTGCCAACGGCTAGTGACTTTGCTACCATCAGATAGATGGCCTGCTTCCTGATCCTTTTATCTTTCATGGTGTGTAAAAAGAAAGACCAGCCAAGGTGAAGAACCCTGACTGGCCTAAAGGCTGCTAGAAAACGCTACATAAACCAGCAACGAATCCACAATACAGCCTGTTGTTTCAACAGTCAACTTTTGAGCTTGTTGCTGTTGCCGTAGTTAAACTTCGGGTCATTCTCAAGCCCCCGTTTCTTTAGGAATTTTCGGTAGCCCTCATCAACGGCTTGCTTCAGCCCAATCAGTTGGCTATCCGGCAGTTCCCCTGCCTCTTTCACTTTATTATTCTTATCATTCATAGTGGTAGTGTGTAACTAGAACTCAACCGTCTTCCCGACAAGCGGTAGGTTTTCTCTTCTGACCTTGCGGCGAATGAAGTTCTTCACCTCATCCTCCACCCTGTCCAGACTGGCCGCAGATACCCGCGACCATGTCTTGGTTGTTCGGCTGTCATTTGCCTGAGCCATATCCAGTATGGCTTGCTTGACGTTCTTACGGTTAATAAGACTCATGGTTTACAGTAGTTCTCCTTTCTTCTTTACGTTTGTTTCTCTGTTGTTTTGTTCTGCGATCTGATCAAGCAGGTCAACCAGACAGTGCGTCCAGTATGGGTGGTCTTTGGTCTCTGCCTCCAGTATCATTTTCCTAATGCCCTTACTACGCAGTGCATCCTTCTGTCTCTGTGTGAGTTTTACTACATATTCTTCTGGCATGAACGCTGGCCTTCCTCTCTTCGGGCGTTGTCCTGTCCTTACAATCATGTTGCCGCGATCAGATATCTGGGCAACCCGCTGCTTGGACAAGCCCATGTCTGCCCCAATGCTGGTAAGAGTATAGCCGTCCTCCCG